GAGGATCTGCGTCTCAGACCCAGACTGGTTCAGGATTAGTTACGTCTACAACGGGGGGTCATGGAGGCATTGGCGGTGGTGGTGGTGGCGCTAGAAATCCAACCTCAAACACTTATGTTCGATCTGGTCGTGGCGGCGAAGGTATTGTTGTCATCCAGTACATACCGTAAGGAGATTTAAGTGAAATACAATATTAAAGATGCTGACGGTAACATCACAAATACCATCATTGCTGACGCTGACTTCGTTGAGGCTAACTTTGACCACTATGAAGTGTGGGTAGCCCCTACACCCGCAACTCCTACGGCGGAAGAAGCCGCAAGGATGTGGCGTGATGGAGAGCTAGAGGCTACAGACTACATCGTACCTCTGTCTGACCATCCGCAACGAGCAGCGTACATGACGTACAGAACCGCGTTACGGGATTGGCCTAGCACGTCAAACTTCCCAAGCACTCGTCCAGAATTAGGAGCGTAAAATGGCTTTAACAAAAGCACACAACCGGCTTGTATCTGGATCAACGAAAAACGTCGTTGACTACGGTGCAACTGGTGACGGCAGTACGGATGACACCACTGCTATACAGGCATCTATCACGTCTACCTACGGTGACGAGGTAAGCACTGGTAATACCTTGAACCTCCCTCGCGGTGTGTTTAAGACTAGTGCCACTGTAGAGGTCAACAACAGCGGTCAAACGTACAACGTAGACAACATCACCCTGAAGGGAGCGGGGCGGCAGAGCACTGTCATCGACACCGCTGCGGCTACATCAGGGCCGGGCATTGAGTTGGTTAAGGGTATCTTCAACAACATCTCTGACCTGACGGTATTAAACGCTACAACATCTGGCATCAACATAGAGTCTGTTGGCAACTCGTTTGCTTCCAACCGTAATAGCTTTGACAAGGTGCAGGTGAAGTCTAGCGGCACTGACGGCTTTGCGTTTGAGCGATCCTACTTAGGCAAGGTATCGGGCTGCAACTCGGAGGAGAACGCGCAAAACGGGTTCTATCATAACTTCGAGATCCACACGTCATGGACGCTGGACAACAACTACGGCAGGTTGAACGGTACGCCTAGTGATGTGACGGATACAATCACCGCTACTGGTGGTCAGACTGTCTTCGCTTATACGTTCCCAACTACAGCGAATGGCGACATTACTGTCTATAACTCTACGCTGAATCCGGCATTAGACACACCGTTGGTGCAGGGCGCTGATTACAACGTGACTACCTTGGGCGCGTCTGGCGGCACTATTACCTTAACGTCTGGCGCTACCGCTGGGCACGTCTACAAGATAACAACGAAGTTCTACTCATACGCTGGGTTCAAGAGCGACTTTAATGTTTACTCGTCTTACATCTCTAACGCAGCGGATGAGAACCGATACGGCTACCACATACTAGGCAATCGTGGTGTGTCGTTTGTTTCTAACGGTGCTGAGTTCAATGCCCGGTCAGGATTCTTTTTTGAGTCTGGGTCTAGTTATGAAGCTAACTGGGTTTCTGGTATAGGCAATACCTGTGGTGGTAACAACAAGCAGAACAACGGTTTTGCAAACCACACTCACGTTAAAGCAGCCGACATTACTACAAACTTTGTTGTTCAGAAGCAGCCTGTATCCTTTTCTACTGGCATTGCTGGCACTTATGACTTCATCGCTACAGGTCAAGGCGCTAAGTTAGTTCTCGAAGATCCGCTGATGCAAAACTCAGGGGCGAGGGCGTTTGATAACGGCTTTATCCAGACGAACTACACTGCACCCAAGCTGATTTACAGCAAGGCGTTCTCTGCATCTGGGGCACAAACACTGACTGCGCTAGACAGTTCGTTGGGCACAAGCAATGACTTCTCAGGCGAGATACTTATTACTGCTTGTAACAGCGCATTCGGAACGACGGGGTCTATCGGCTCGGCCATCTACAAGCTGCTGATTAGCAAGACTGCCGTAGCTGGTGAGCAAGTTGTTGAGATTGCCAAGCTAGGATTGGTGTCAGGATCTGCCGCTAACCACCCCTCGTTTACATTTACTGTATCGTCAGGGAATCTTGTGGCTACGCCCGTTGGCTCTACTGCTGGCAGCTTCTGGTTCGCGCTAGAGAAGGTCGGCGGCAACTTCATTTTTGAATAAGGACTGACTATGAGTTTTTCACAGGAAGATCTACGTCCTATTGGTGGCTCTGCTGACGGCAGGGTCACATGGGAATACACGACTGATAGCACCCCGAGTGAGGTGGCTAGTGAGGCTAACTACTTCGGTGCCGCATCTAGCCTGCTGTCGGTAGGTGACACGCTGTTCATCAGGTCAGGACAACCGCTCGGTATGAGCGCGGTTATAACGCAAAGCGACGGTGACCAAGTTCAACTTGGGTCTGTTGCAGAAATCACAATTTAGAGAGGTTCAAGATGGGTAATCCATTCAGAGGTGTAGACGGTCAGTTAAACGGTAGCGTCTACGACATGGTTCCGGTTACACCGGCAAACGGGTCAGACAACGTAGGCACTGGTAACATTGCTATTGGTCTATACATTACGGGTGAGGGTAACGTCTCGTTCCACACTAAAGACGGTGTGACTCGGACTGTGGCTGTACCTGATAATTTCTATCTGATCTGCTCGGTGAAGCGAGTCCTCAGTACAGGGACTACTGCCACCGGCATCCATGCAATGGTGGTCTAAATGCTAAGTGCTAACGTAAGCGCGTTCTCTATGCGTAAAGCTGTAGGTGCTGGGGGCGGCCCAGTTCCTTACGTCTTAGAGGTATACGCCATAGCTGGCGGTGGAGTGGGGGCTACTTGGTATTATGCTTCTGGCGGCGGTGCCGCTGGCCAATACTTAACAGGCACAGTAACGGAACCACCGGCGGGTTTGAATTACACCGTCTACATAGGCGGTGGCTCTTCAGCACAAAACTCAAACTATAATCAGGGTGCCACAGGAGGCGGTACTTATTTTTATCGCTCTTCTGGGGGTTCTACGCTTGAATTGTATGCATTCGGTGGTGGCGGCGGCGCCATTAATCAGCCCTCCTCGTCAGGCGCAGGCGGCGGCGGTGGTGGTGGCGGTAGGGGTAACTCAGCGTGGCCCGGGTTGGTGCATTCAAATGGTTACTATGGCGGTGATGGAAATTTAGGCGGCGCATACAATGGCGGTGGCGGGGCTGGCACAGGCGGTGATGGCGTAGATGCTGGGAATGTGGAGCTAGTTGGCGCTGCTGGTGGGCCGGGGTATACATGGCTTGACGGCGTGACCCGTGGTGGAGGTGGCGGTGGCGCTACCGGAAAAAGATCTAACGTCGAAGCTGGGAATAACGCTGGCGCTGGTGGTTCAGGCGGCGGCGGTAAGGGTGCATCGGTAACTTGGACTTATAAAGTTAACGGAACTAACGCAACGGTGAATACTGGATCTGGTGGAGGTGGTGGAGGTCGAACCCTTAACACTTACAGCGTAGTGGGTATGCCGGGTAACGGCGCTTCAGGTGTAGCGATTGTTAGATACCAAGGAGGGCAACGGGGCACAGGCGGAACCATTACATCCTCTGGGGGTTACACCTACCATACGTTCACTTCTAGTGGCACGTTTACTACGGCATAGGATAAGTCATGGCGCATTTTGCAAAAGTAGTTGATGGTATTGTTGAGAACGTGATTGTTGCCGAGCAAGAGTTTGTTGACACTCAGGAAGGGACTTGGGTGCAGACCTCTTACAATACTCGCGAGGGTGTTCATCTGGGTCAGGACTTAGAGCCTGATGGCGGCGTGGCTTTACGCAAAAACTACGCTGGTATTGGGTTTACATACGACCCAGTGCGTGACGCATTTATCCCTCCCAAGCCCTTTCCTAGCTGGGTATTGGATGAAGACACTTGCTGTTGGAATCCTCCTGTACCTTATCCAGATGACGAATCGAGCGATAGTATTTATGAGTGGGATGAAGATAACGGTCAATGGGTAGAAATAGGAGACTGACATGGAATACATAATACTGGCCTTTAACATAGTGACGGCTGCTATAGCTATAGCATCGGTCATCTGTGCAACCACGACTGCACCACAAGATAAGCCGTGGGCAATCACGGCGTACAAGATCCTGAACAAGATCGCGTTCAACAATGAGTGAGAGCTTGCTTGATAGGATCGGTGTGTCTGGTTACAACAAACCAAAGAGGACACCGAAGCATCCGACCAAGTCGCACGTCGTTGTGGCTAAAGAGGGTGATAAGGTCAAGACCATCCGTTACGGTCAGCAAGGTGTAAGCGGCTCCCCTCCCAGCAAGAGTGAGTCTGAATCGGCAAGAAACAGGCGTGCATCGTTCAAGGCGAGACACGCAAGGAACATCCGCAAGGGCAAGATGTCTGCGGCATACTGGGCTAACAGGACGAAATGGACATGAAGAAACCTAAGAAGGGTTTGTACTACAACATTATGAAGAAGCGTGAGCGTATTGCTGGCGGGTCTGGCGAGCGCATGCGTAAACCCGGCACTGCTGGAGCGCCCACGGCGAAAGCGTTTAAGGACTCGGCTAAGACAGCGAGAAGTTAATGGACATGAACACGGCCTTCGATGTAGTTCTTGGTGGGCTGATGCTATTGGCTGGTTTCTTTATGAAGATTTTCTGGGACATGCTACAAGGTACGCGCAGGGAACTGTACGACATGGAGCGTAGATCGACCGAGACATATGTACGCCGCGATGACTATCGGGTAGACATGGCTGAACTACGGGATATGTTTAATCGAATCATGCTCAAGCTGGACGAGAAGGCAGACAAGTGAGCTTCTTCAATGCCATAGGGCCGATTGCCGATCTGGGCAGAACGTGGATCGAAGGCAAGGTTGCCAAGACTAAAGCAAAGGCTGAGGCTGAAGCTGCGGTTATGATCAACCAATCGAAGAGCGCGGCTGATTGGGAAACCGCTATGGCTAGGGCTAGCAATACTAGCTGGAAAGACGAGTGGATCACCATTCTGTTTTCCATCCCATTGGTTCTAGCATTCGTACCCTCGGCTGTACCGTATGTCCGTGAGGGCTTTGCAGTTCTAGCGACCATGCCGCAGTGGTACCAGTACGGGTTGTCCGTGATCATCGCTGCATCCTTCGGTGTGAGGGGCGCGATAGGAATAATGAACAAGGTTAAGAAGTGATGGACTACCTCTACTTCAAGCGTGAAGACTTCGACTGCCAAGAGACCGGCGAGAATGAGATGGACTCGGAGTTTATACGCAGGGTCGATGAGCTACGCTCTGCTGTTGGTAGACCGCTGTACATCACGTCTGGATACCGCTCTCCCCGTCATAGTTTAGAGGCTAAGAAGTCAAAGCCGGGTACCCATGCACAGGGTATTGCTTGTGACATCGCAGTAGCTAATGGCGTGGAACGTAGGCAGTTAGTTAAACAGGCGTTTTACCTTGGATTCCGAGGCATAGGCGTAGCCAAGACATTCGTTCACGTTGATATGCGCGAGACAGAACCTGTGTTATGGGTTTACTAAGGAATGGTTCTTGAGCTAGGGGCTATCATCAGTGGCCTTAACATGGCCGCCTCTGCTCTAAACAAAACGGCTCAAGCAACTCAAGACCTCAGCCAGATCAGTGGCTACCTATCCGCACTAGCCGAGGGTCAGCACGATCTACAAAGACTACAAAACACCAAGACACTCAGCGCAGCCGATGCTGTCAAAGCGCAGTTAGCGAAGAAGGAAGCTGACGATGCGTTAGCACAAGTGCGCGAGGCATTCCTTTATTCGGGCAACGGTCAGTTGTGGGACGATGCGATGAAGGCAATGGCCGAGGCTCGCAAGGCTAGGGCTGCTGAGATCCGCCAGTTGGAGTTGGCTAGAAAGCGCAGGAAGAAAGAGCTAACCCAGCTAGCCATTGTCATCGCTGTCTCTGTTGGCCTCATCCCCATCGCTATCATGCTCGCTATCTGGCTGATCTTCCAGATATGAAGCCGCTGTTAGGGAGTGTGGTTTGCGTGGCAGCTATGATCGCCGGTATCTTCGTGGCTGTCTGGTTCGCCTCGATATTGTTTTAGGCTAGGTTCGTCGGCGCAGGCCACGATGTCCGCTTAACTAGCAGGTGAATCTTGTAGCGTGTCACCTTCAGTTCGTCCGCAATCCACCGAGTGGTCTTTTTTTGACGTTGCCATTCCCATATCTGCCGCTTGGTTGCCTCACTGAACGGGGCGCTGACGTTGGCTAACCTGTAATCGAGATACTCACGCTGCAGTCTTTCTTGCGCTTTGATGGCTTTGTAAAACAAGTCTACCGGCTCGTCTTGAAGTTCGTGTGTCTCTCGTGGCACTTCTTGCATCGGCGCTGGCTACCCTTGGTCATCTCCGCTGTGGGGAATAGGTTCTTACAATTCAGGCAGACGTTCAAGTCGCGTGGCACATTCGATGGTAGCTGCTGAATCTCACCACCGTTGGCTAAGAATTCTTTGAGTGCGTCGTTCATCGGTTTTCCTTTTGGACAATGGCAAAGCCTACGTTTCCTAGCTTAGATTTAATGGGGAACTGCGGGCCGAGCATGTCATCAACCCGGTCAACCTCTTGTTTAATCCACGACGGAAGAGGGTCAGGACACGGCACTGGCTTACCGTTGTACTCCACGCCATGCTTGTGCTCGAGGTAGCGCGTAGCTATCTCTTCGTTAATGCTGGTGCCGTTGGTCTTGCCTTCGTTGCCCTCACTCTTTGATGTACTGAGTGCGGTGATCTGCGCCCGTATGTCCTTGGGTGTTGGGAAGTGGTCTAGCTTCTCGACCAACAAGCCCATCGCTTCTTGCATGAGGGCGGGGCTGTCACGGCAGAATGCTTTGTAATGTACTTCGCCCAACCCGTCCGGCCAGTCCCGTTTCTTGAACGGGTGAAGCTGGAAGAATGGTTTATACAGCCGCGTGAAGTCTTCTTTCTCAATCATGTCTTTCCTTAGTTAAGTGCGCCAGTTGATGGTGTTGATGTGTGAATCAATGCGGGCACAAGCACACCATCTGATTCTCATATCCCTTACGGGAGGCTGACGCTGGCGCTCGCCTGCCCGGAAAGTTTCCCGCCACACAATAGAATCAGAAAGGTATATCCTCGTCCAGAGATTCAAACGGATTCGACTTGGCTGGCTGCGCTGGCTGCGGAGCCTGCTGTCCTTTCTTGCCGCGATTCACGTCAGCAAATAATTCACCTTTCTGGTTGAGCTTCACCTCTAAATTAATCCAGCCGTTGTCGGTCTCTGTGCTTTGCAGCCAAGGCATCAGTTGTTCCCTGTTAATGTTAATACGAAATTTCACCCAATCCGGCGAATTAGGCCAAGGCTCCTTGACGTATAGGCCGTTTGCGAATTCGCGTTTTTTATCGCTCATAAATACCTCAAAATAATTGTGGTGAGTGCGGCGGTGCCTGCCGCGATGGCTGCGATCATCGTGATCGCTGTTGAATCTAACTGTGTAAGTCCCTCAGAAGGGGGTAATTCTGCGATCTCAGGGGTTTTCTCCACAGCGGGAGGGGTTGGTACAGGGTCGGAGACAATCACGTTCTCATCAAACCCCACGACCACAAACTTCTTCGGGTTGCGCTCTGAGCGCACAAGCTGATTCCGCTGCACCATGTTGCTGAGGGTTTTCAGCACTTGGTCTTTTGACATCCGCACACTGCGCTGCCTCAATCGGGCGTGAATGCCGCTGTAGGCGAGTGGCCCGTCCGCCTTCACGATTGTATAGATCTCTTTCGAGAATCCGTGTTTGGGTTTCATTGCTGGTTCTCCTTCACAGTTTTCTTTATGTATGTTCGGGTCTGGCTTCCAATCAGTGACCACGTCGCCACGGTTCGTTCCTGATCGGTCACAAGGCTGGCCCAGATCTCTAGGATTTTTTCTTTGTTCTCGCTCTGTACTGCCTGCGCGAGTTCGTTTGCCAACATCTTGTCTGCTTCGTTAGGTACGGTGGCTGGATCTTCTGACTGAACGTCAGCCATAACGCCACGGCGCTTGTCGAATTGCTCGGGTGTCATGCCCGAGTCTGAGTACAAGTACCGAGCGATACCGAAGGACACAGCGGCGCGTTTGAATGCGTCACTGAAACCGCCTTTGTCGCCTTCGATTGAGGTCTCACCGGCACCATCTGACTTGGCTATCCACTCCCCATCTATTTTCACAGAGAGGGTGCAGCAGTAATTACCGCAGACTTCCGAGAAATGTGTCTGCCAGTTCTCCGTACCAACGACTTCGTCCAATCGGTTCTGGACTTGGCGGGCATCAACGTAAGACAGCATCTTACCGCCCGGCCCTTTACGTTCTTTCACTTCTCCTTTAGCCCACGGCCTACTGAGCGCGTGGTAGATTTCACTTGCTGACATGTTCAATCAACTCCTTCAACTTTTTATGCATAAACTCTCGTCGTTCTTGCGTGCCGCGTGGGATGTCGCATTCCTCTATTTCTTTTTGGACGTCTTCGCCGGTGCGCTTAGGTACCAACTCATCGTCCGGCCCAAGATCGTCGTGGAACATTTCTGATTTTACTCTGCCCATCACAGTACCTCCGTCACGACACCGATCACTCGACGGCGTTCAATGATGAAGTATTGACCGGCTGGGTTGCCGTTAATAACGTCGGCATCTTCCAGCCCACCCTGCACGTCTGACTCTTCGCCGTTATGGGGATGCTGACTAACCTCCAGACCGCATTCGTTGCGAAGCAGATCGACAAGCCGATCCATCTCATCGCGGGTGTCGGCGATCAATCCGCTGTCAAACGACAGGTACTCGTCCATGCCGAACCAATGCAGGTTGAACTGCGTGTCGTTGTCATCCACTTCATCCATCTGGTGAACGTGGTCATCGTCACCCCACATGCGTTGGAAGTTGGGGTCGGCTGAAATCGGTCTATCTGGTACGTCGTACATATCGTTTTCCTCTGTTGTTGAAGCGTTATTAAACGTGAACCTTTTAAGCATATCAAGCTTTTAATCGAATTATTTTCAGTGTACTGTTGGCAGTCAACAGGAGAATGAAATGA